CTAAATCGGTAGGGTCGCGTAGCGCAAGCGCAAGGTCGCTAGCTCCATTAAAGCTCTCACAAATAGAGAAGTCCTGGAACGGCCCTGAAGCCAATCTGCAAGCCGTGGACCAAAGCGCTTATACGCCTTTTTAAGGCACGATGGTGCCTGGGTATGCATGTAATAACGGAAGCGCTTCCAGCGCGGGTTGTGCGCCCCATAGGCTGCTCGAGCGACCCAGCAGAAGGCGACGACGGCCAGGGCTGATACTGCGCTGCCAGCTCCGCCAAGAATGCTTCCGGTTTGAGAGTTCTGCGCATTCGCACTCGCGACCGATTGCTGAGCTGCAAGGTTCGTTGCGAACTGGCTCTCCTGGACCTTGTAGGCATAGTTGGCTTGGTTCCAATTATTCTGGCCTGCAATGTTGGATAGCGCGATCTGGGAAGCATCTGCGCCCGAAAGTCCGAAGGTACGCGGCTGGAAAGTTTGGTTGGCCGTTTGGAATTGGTTCATCAGCTGCTGCTGATACTGCTGCTGGCTTAAACCTAAGTTCCTGGCGACGTTCGCCATGCCGGTCGTGCCGGTGCCCATGCTCCAGTTGCCGGTAGAACCGACTGCGCCAGCCATCCCTGCTCTGGTCCAGAGGTTCTCTAGCTGCGGGTTGATGCCCCCGCTCATGTTCGTGTTGAGATTATTCAGGAACGTCTGCTGGCTACTCCATAGCTGCGGATAACGTTGCCGGAAGTCCTGATCGCTAAGGCCATAGGCCTGCTGATCCATCGAGAGAGCCTGATTCTGAATGGCCTGGGGGTTGGCCTGGACAAACGGAGGCATCTGGCCAGGGCTCTGAGGCTTGGGGATGGTCGGCGTCGCGGTGGGCATTAGCGAGTCTCCCAGACCGACAAAGATTGCCTCTTGAGGCCGACCTTGCCAAGCCATTTGTCATTGGCCAGTTTTGACTGGGGATCAATGAGCCAGAGCGGATTAAAAAACATCTCCCTGCTCCCTCGGATCACTGCCTTTGAGGTTTCGTAAAACTCCCGAGGATCCCAATCGGGCGCAACCGTGGGCCGGATCGAAACTACCGGCTGCGCGTAAAAGTAGGCATTGAGCTTGCCGTCTACGAGCACGATGAAGATCGGAAAGACCGGCGCGATTTTAGTGCCGCACTCTTGGGCAAATTGCTCGAGCTTCCAGGTGTCGAGTCCGCCCTCGGTGTCTATCCGGTACTGTTCAACGCAGTGCTTCATTGCCATTTGATCATGTAGTTTATCGTGCAATAAGGCGGCATCGTAACGACCGGCTGCTGATTGGGGCCAGTCGGGTTGCCCCCCGCATCGGCTAGTGGTTCATTCTGAAAACCGTCTGGGCTGCCATAGCCTTGAGGCTGGAAGTTTGGGAAGCCCGTGCCGGTGGTGCCGCTTGCGCCGATGTAATTGTGGATGAGTGGGTAAAGGGATCTCAAAATGGTCATCATTGGCGGTAGATTGGCCGTTACAATCAAAGCACTGGTTTGGCTTCCGCCTTGCGCAGCCACTCCCTGCCCGTTGGTCGAGGTCGACCCATCTGCGGCAGTGAGCGTGGTTAGAGGAACTCGAGAATCAGCTACAAATCCGGCGGCATTAATGTAAAAAACACCACCCGGCGGCAGATTAAAAGTGCTCTCGCCATCGCCGTTTCCCCAGGTCTCGCCAATTACTGTAAAGAGCCCCGAAAAAGTCCCGCGGCTGACCTCCCTCCCATCGCAAATTAACCAGTTGGTTGGAAGGCTCCTGGCATGGCCGCCCCACAAAGCAATTGTCCCGATCGGTAAGCCCTGTTGAATGGGCCCATAGCGACCAGTTTTTGGACTGAAGTAAAACCAGCCTGAGTTAATCCCGCCCTGATCATTGAACCAGGGACCAATATCATGGGTGGGCGTCGGTCCGCCCGATTGCCCGATTAAAAAGCTCGGATCCAACTGGCCTTACAAGGATTCGCCGAATAAAGCGATCAAGTCGGGCAAAAGTCCTCTCCAGCCTGCTGGTGCAGCAGAAACCGTCAGATCAATTGGAATCGCGCTCATTACATGTATTTGATTACATAGTGAACCACCACAAAAGGTGGCATCACCGGGATGACTTGCTGGCCAGTTCCTAACGGATTTCCGTTCTCATCGGTCACCGGGTAAAGGTACTGATCGCTCCCCGGCGTCTGAATATTTGGCTGGTTAGTATTGCCGGTGATCTGTTGGGTGTTGACTAAGGGAATCGAAATCTTGGCAGCCGGGAGTTGATTAGCTACCAGCTTCGCGGTTTGCGACCCTCCCCTAATAGCGGTTTGCCCGTCCGTCGAATTGGAATCGTTGTAATTAGGATCATTGGCAGTGTCAGTAAACCCAGCACCGTTTAGGAAAAGCACGGCAGGCGGGGGTAAATAAAAAGTGACGCCATCAAAAGCAACTGTGCCCCAGATATCTCCAATGGCCGTGTAGAGTCGAGGATAAGTAGCGATAGGCAGTCCCTGGCCCTTGCAAAGAAGCCACCTTGGCGGGACGCTGGTTATAGGCCTTGTGCCCCACATCATGACGGTACCGATCGGGCATCCTTGCTGGCTTGGCTGATAAGCATTGGTGCTAACGTCCCAGAACCACCATTCATCACCGTTGGCCCATGGCCCGATGTCGCTTGCGGGTGCGCTGCCGTTAACTTGACCTGTCAAAAAACTAGCGGTGATTGAGCCAGATAGCAGGCTGGCTATCAATGTTGCGAGTTCCTGAAAAAGATTGGGGCTTTGCGCCGTCCAACCCACGGGCGGTGGTGCGATCGAGATGTTAACTGGAACCGGGACGCTCATTGATACTTGATAATCACATTAGCAGCGGCAAAGGGAGGCATCGTTGCAAACTGAGTCTGTGCTTGGTTGATAAGTGGCGTCCCGTTCCCGTCCAATATTTGAAAATTTCGCGGCGGGATATTGGTCTGAGAAGCGGGATACAAATTCGACACTCCCGCTACGCCACCTGCAGACATCCCGGTCCAGACGAACTTTACTGCGACATTCAGCGCTGGCATATTTTGCGCAGTAAGAAGCGGTGCCACTTGTGCTCCTCCCTGAACGCCCCAGCCAGAGCTTCTCCTGCCCCCGTTATTACTAGCGGCGGCTACAAGCGTGACACTTGGATCCGGCGTGAATTGCCCGTCATTCACATAGAATAGGCCGCCCGGCGGCAAATTAAAGGTGGTGACCCCATCTCCACCTCCCCACTGAACGCCGATCACTTGGTAAAGCTCGTTGTAGTCAGTGCGCGAAAGTTCACTTCCATCACAGGTTACCCAATTATTAGGGGTTCCTTGACCGCCCCAAAAAGTCATCATGCCGACCGGCACGCCGTCATAACCGCGAGTATAAGCCCCTTGAGCTGCGTTCCAAAACCACCATTCGCCATTGTTAAACCATGGGCCGATATTGCTCTGGGGGAGAACTCCACCCATCTGACCTATGATGTAGTCAACTGAAGGAGTCCATTCGGTCCCAAGAGAATTACCTAGCGTATTTAACAGTTCCTGAACGCCCTCTGGATTATCCGCAGGAAGGTTCGCCACATAAAACTGGACAGGAACGGCCATGTCATTGCGGGGTGCGGCCCCAACTTACTCTGATAGTTAACGCTAACGTAGATCCAATTAGTAATGCGTGCGGTTGGTTCCAAGTCCAAGTCTCAATCTGATTGGTTAGGTCCGCGATTCCGTAGCCGAACGCGAAAACATTCGGAGAATTGCTAATCACGATGTTAGCGATTCGGTCCAAGTAAAAGCTGCCAGGACTGTAAGGTTGAAGCACGCAGTCAACGGTCGATAAAAAATCAGGATCGATCCGGCTGGGCGCACCGTTGCCGCCAGTTATTTCTGTACCACCGATGCTCGAGGCCCAAGCTTCGCCAGCATTGCTCGGCTCGCCATAGGCCCAGAAAAAGTCCGGGGCAGTCGGAGGCGGAATCTGCTGGCCAATCGTACCGATTAACCAGAGGCCTTGATTGCCGCGGAAAAATTGGCCGCTCAGCGGAATAGTGGCCGAGCCGCCGGTAGCTGCAGCGCTCCACGGCACCGCAAGACTTAAAGTGGTCGATTGCCCGTGGGTAGTATCCGTGATTTGAGTCGAATCAAGTATTGTCCACGTGCCGTTGTAACCTGCAACGCTGGCTCCAGCCACGATGATGCTCTCTCCCACAATCGCAGGCACATTGCCCGCCATCGTAATCGCCAGATTCCCTGGCAGCGTCGTCGAGTTGGCATATTGCCAAATCGAGAACTGGATAGGTAGATTTGTAACAGTGAGTGTAGTCGGCGTTCGACCACTGAAAAAGTTACCCGGCCCGTTCCCGTAATCGATGCCGATTGTTATTTGATAGGTGACTTGCAGTTGTTGCCCACTAGGCAATGCCGCCGTGGGTCCAATCAGACTCACCGGTGTCGCCAAAACTACCCGGCTGAAAAGATTCGGTCCGGCAGCACTGGAATCGCTAAATCCCAGCTCGGTATAAGTCACCTCGGTTTCTTCCGGGATAAAGAGATAGGTGCGCCACAGAACGATATTGCCAGGATTAAGTAAATACCCGCAGGCCCCCGGCGTTACCAGATAGGTGGTTGTGCGCTTTGCTTCGCCCTCCAGAATCGCTTGATTGGTGTACTCGATCGTGAAGGGGGTCGCAGTCGGAACGCTGCCGCTAGTGAAAAGGGTCACATGCTGCGCGTCAGTAAATGCCTCAATCTTGAAGCGCAGTCCAAGACTTGCGAAAACGCAGTCGGCATCCAGATCCGCAACCGAGAATGTGGCGGCCGCCGCGGTTAAAGCGGTACCGCTAATCGTGGCAGTCGTATTGGGATTACGACCCGTTGGATTAGAACCGGTGCCGCAGCAGCAGGCTACGAAGGCCTGATTGAAAGGCATCGTCGCGATCTTATCCAACCCCTGATCAAGAATGAGATTGTCTTGCCAGCCATAGTCTTTAACGACTCGCCCATCCTGGCGCACGGCAACCCTGACGCGGCCCTTGAGAGTGCTCTTTATCATGGTGGTGGGGAATAGGTTGCAGTAACCAAGATCACTTTTGTGCCCGCAGTCTCAGTGGCCGAGCAGGCTGCAACTCCAGCATAATAAATTGCACTGGCCAAAATTACGCCGGTGCCCGCTCTATCACTCAGTAAAGGAGTCATTACGATGCGCTGCGGGGCTGGCACTTGGCCCAGGCTGTCGTAACCAGAGTCCGGCGTGCGCGGCGTCCAAACTTTTTTGAAATTCTGGAAGATTCTCGCGGCCATAATCAGTCAACCGGGATCGTGCAAACCTTGGGCGGCGGCAGGCAGCCGATCGCGCTCACGATGTTGATGCCCGGCTTCTCATTCTCTGAGCATGTGCCGATGCCGGGCTGTGGATAAGTTTCGACAAAAAGCCGCAGCTCGCGGATGGCCATCCGGCCCTGCCAGTTGATCAAGAGCTGAAAGCCTTTATCGACTGAGTGCTGGTAAGTGGTCTCGATGCCGCAGGTGCTCGAGCAGCCGTCTTCCTCGCTGGCCGCGCCCGTGATTTCTTCAGTCTTGATGGTTCGGGTTTGCGCACGGTAAGTGTTAAAAACGGTGTCGGTCGTGATCCCCTGATAGGTCCAAAGTGGGGTAACTTCGTTGCCGGGTAAACCCTCTTCGGCGACCACAAGCAGCTCGAGGATCCGCCGGTAATGGCCGCGAATCGGTGCGTAGTAAATCTGGATAGAAACGTCGCCCAAGATTTCGATCAGATCGAGTTCGGCATATTTGAAGCGCGAAAGTTCGCCTACTTGAGACACCTCGAAAATCTTGGTTTCAAAGCTGCAGCTAATCGGCGTCTCAAGGGCCTGCATCAGCCGGTCGGTGCGCCGTCCGATAAAGTCTTCCCAGATCATGATGTGATTGCCGTTCTGGTCCGGCGCGCACGAGTAGGAAAGCTCAAAACACCGCGGAACATCCTGGACTTCGGCGCTCACGAATTGCACCGGAAAGGTGCCGGTCCAGATGCCACTCCAACAAGGATTAGCATCAGAGGAAATCATCGACTGCGGTGCACCATCCATGACCCAGATGTGCCGGTTCCAGCGCGAGCCGCTCGGCACCGAAAACAGGAGCCAGTTTTCAAACGCCACCGCAGCAATCCCGCTCCGATCAGGGCTCAAATTATCTTTGGAGCGAAGCATCTCCAGGTCACGAGGTGCCATTAGACTCGATTGGTAGGTCTGGAAGGCCTGATCGAGCCGGACCACGCCGACCTCGCTATAAGCCCAGGGAAGTCCGAATTGATTGACTACGCCGAAAGGCGAGACGCTTCCGTAGTCCGGCACAACGATTTGCTGGAAATTGGTCGTGTTTTGCCATGCCGTCCGATCCAAAATTCCGCTTTGGAGAGCCGTCACCGTAAAAGGGGTAAAGACTAAGAGCTGGGTCGTAATCTGCGTCCCAGGCTGGGCTCGCATCTCTATCATGCCGGTGCACTCTTCGGGCAGCGCAAAGCCGTCAGCCTCCGCCAGATAAGTTCCTTCGGTGAAGGAGTTCGGATTTAAGAGGTCGCTAGCGTAGACTAAATTCTCGTAAACGACCCACAACCGGCTGCCGGAATAAGCCATGATCGTGCCGACCGGGCACTGGTAAAAGGGCGGCCCGCCTTGGTTGTGGCCTGCCTGGGCGGCTCGAGTTGAGGAGTTGGCAATGTAGAACGCACTGGCCGTGTAACCATCCTGCATGAGCAGCATGTCTACCGGATCCTGAAGCACTGTTAGCGTCCCATTGAGGTTGCGCTGCGCGGCTTGGCGCGACTGGCAAAAGTACACCTTCGGGCTGTCGTAATAGAAGCTGACATTGGGCACTTGCTGGTAAGTGGTGAAGGGGTAGATCGAGTAGTAAATCGCGCCATCGACCGCCCAGACCAGTTGCTCCTTTTGCCTGAATGGCCGGTAGAGGCACATGCCTTGTGCCCGCTTTCCTGGAAGTCGAAACATGAGTCGCCGACCGGGCCGAGTCTGAACGATGCCAGCGCGGTTTACGAGGTTTTCGCCCCAATTGTACTGCCCTTGGGGCAGGCTGGTCGGGTCCATGGCGCTGTTAGCGCCAGCGATCCAATAGCGGTCCTGGACCGGTGTCCGAGCGTTATTCGGATAGGCCATTGCTCGGGGCTAATCGTACTGATCAGCAGGGGCCCGAGCAAGCGTGGATCTAGCGATGCTTCAGGAAGCAAAGCTCGCACACGACCGCGATCCGTTTTGGATCCTGGCCGGGAAAATCGCGCTGGAAATCCGCGATCGCTTCCTGATCATCGTTGGTGGGGTGAAATGTCAGCCCGCACTCTGAGCAAGTCACCAGCTCTCCGGCCTCGAGCGCCTTATCCTCGGTGAGGTGCAGAAGATTGCGGCTGATTTGCCGGATTTTCATCTCGGAGAATTGCCCCGATAGATTAAGGAGCCTCGGGGCCAGGGCTCTTTTATTTACGGGTACATTACCCAAATAAAAGTCGTCAATTATTCAAGCTGTCGGTCTTGTGAAAAGCGATGAATTTTTCCCAGCAGGGATCGCAAAGCACAGCCACATCCTCCATCGGGATCCCAGGAAATTCTCTGGCGTACTCAGCTTCGACCTGCTCTTGAGAGTTCTCAGGCACCCATTCTCGTCCGCAGGCCTCGCACTTAACCTGCTTATTCCTCGATCCCGTACTGCTCACGCATCTTTGCTACCTGTTCTTGCACCCGAACGCAATCGCGGCGGTCCATCTTCTCTGCCTCCTGGTCGGTCATACGAAGCACCGATTTCAGGTTGTTGCGCTGTTGCTCGCTCAACTCAGGTTTTTCTTGGCGCGGAATCTCTATCAGGCCGAATCCTACCTTGATGCCATCCTGGGTCTCGCCCTCAAGGAGCGGGATCAGGTTGGCGTCAGTCACCGGAATCATCTTCTGGCTCGCAGAATCGTATTTGTAAACTTTGCCTTTCATCGGGGGCCTCGGGCAATCGTTTCCAGATCTTTTTTTACCTCATCTTCAATGAGATCAGCAGTGGTGCGCAAAACCTGGGGCAACGCCGCGAGCAGTATTTCGTCCGATTTAACGCTTAGGCCGCTGCCTTTTGGGCCACCGACCACGATTAAAATCAGAGCTTGAGCATTCAACTCTTTTTTGAGGCTTACTGCCTCCTCGTCGTATTTTCCTGGGCCGATCATGTCAATTAAATCCTTGGATCCACCGGGTGATCAGTGCCTTTCTGTCGAATTCATTCGATATCAGAAATTGCATTCCTAACGGAAGCGCAATGTGGTCTTTAAGCTCGTCATGCTTACAGAGATCGCTGCCCATGGAGGCCACCGCATTAGTGAGATCTCCTTTGCGAATGTATTCCATGGCCCTGTCCTTAGACCACTGGAGGTGCTCAGCTCTTGTCATGATGTTTGCCTTCTAGCGGAGTGGGTGCGTGCCATTTCTCCCATTCAATCACGCGGGTCAGTTGCGGAAAGTAATTGGCCGGTGGGATCCGTTTTTCCCAACCGACATCAAAAGTGAGACACAGAATCTGAGTGAGGAAATCAAAGTCGAAGCTGACCGATAAAGTGTCACCAGCGTTATCGCCTTCGAAGATCAGTCCGTAGCCGTAGAACGATCTGCCTTCCAGCGAGAAAGTAACCAGCGGCGGATTGCGCAATTGCCCCGTATCATCGACCCAGACATCGATGTGACGACCGTTAACTTTGGTGTTGAGCCGCCCCATATCCAAGCAATCGCATTCCAGGGCTTGGTACCAACTCTTGAGCTGCTTGGGGACTGAGAGGATGTGAGCCCGGCAGCGGTAGGGATCGATAAACCAGCCCCAGATATTGCCTTGTGGGTAATTACTCACATTAGTCCTTCACGCAGTTTCGCTCGGATCGACAATGAATTCCTTTACAACATAGGTGCTTTCATACGGCAGCTCCATGCGTTCGTTCATTTCACGCATCGGAACGTCAAGCGCTTCTTTGGCTTTATCGGCTAGTTTCCTAGTCGACCACACAGACTCAATTAGATCATTCTCGTATTCGACTGAACTCGTGACTATGTAAACCTTCCTTACTGTAATCCTTCGCGAATATAAGCAACCGCCTCTTCATGGCCTTTCAACGCTTCATCCCATGTGTGGTACCGGCGCTGGTAGTTATCCAGGCTCTTGCGGAACGCTCTTTTCAAGAGTTTTGATTCCACCTTTTCGGTCTCGGAAAAAATCATGGTCTCAAAGAGCAGCGGATGCTTACTGAAGTAGTTGTTGTCGATCCCTAAAAAAACGGTCGAAACTTGCCAGCCATTGACTGAGGTGCAGGCTACGCGGCGGTTAGCATGATTCTCAAACCAGCGGGCCCACTCAAGAGTGTCCTCGATCGGGACTGGTTCGTGCCCGTTGAGGATGTAAAGGCCAAGTCCTCTGCCTCCATGCTGGAGTTTGTGCTCAACCTCCAATAGCTCGTCTCTGAGCCGTGAGGCGATCTCTTCGGGCGTCGGCAAGAACTCTTTAATCCGATCGAAAATTCGCTCGTCTTTTTCGTCCTCGTTCATCACTCACCATGTACGCGGATCGCCGTCGCGGCTCCGAAAGAGGTCTTACCCTCCTTTTGGATCTGCAGGCCGGGAATTGAATCCAGGGCTTTGCCGGTCTCGTCCAAATGTTTCGCCAACGACTGCGCCGGGCTCTGCCGTAATTCCCATTTAATCAGCTCAGGATGGCTCTGGAAGAGTTTTATCGGGTCAGTGCAGGTGCAGAGGTACTTCGTCCAATTGCGCCCGCCTGGGAGCTTCTCTTCAGGAATCTCTTCGGGCGGCAGGGGCACGTTCTCGCGCTGCAGTTGGAGTTCAATGTTCTTACTCTCAATCGAGACCTCGGCCCGATTGACCTGAGCCTGGATGCGTTTCCTTTCTGCCTCCTCCTCGGCCAGCTTCAACCGCATTTGCAGTTGCTCTTTTTCCCGCTTCAGCTCCTCCAGTTTCGCTTGCACTCTCTTCTCATCGACGATCCGCTTGGCGTCGACCCTGGCCTGGGCCATGTCGCGTTCCCTCTGGACCGCGGCCTGATGGATGGCGACCTCTCTAGTGATGCGTTTGTATTCGACCTCCATCGGGCCGTCCAGCTCATGGAAGATCGCGTCCAGGGCCCTCCCGGCGGAATTAATCGGGGCCTTGGCCAAATCGTAATTGGCTTTGAGCCCTTTTCTGAGTCCTTGCAGTTCCTGAGCCGCCAAAGACGCCCGGCTCTGGCTGGCAGCGTCGGTGACTTTCTCGATTGCTTGGGCCCTTGCGATGACGATTTTCATTGCCTCGATAGCCTGCTCGGGTTTCGTGACAGTGATCTCGTCAACCTGGAGAGGTTCTCCCCGTACTAAGGCAACGATTGCGCTATTCATAACTTTTGCAGTATAAGATCGGCCTTGATTCCATCAAGATTTTCCTTCAATATTTTTCTCTGTATGCCTGATTCGACTCAAGAAACTCTTGATCACATTGAACGCGTCCGCGATCTAATTTCCTCGGTGGTGGCCGGGCTCTACAAACGAGCGCACGTCCATGACGCTTCCAAGCTCCAGGAACCTGAGAAGTCGGCTTTTGATACTTTGAGTCAAAAGCTCAAAGACGTAACGTACGGAAGCGAAGAATACCGCTCCGCGCTGCGCGAGATTAAGCCTGCGCTCCAACACCACTACGCTCATAATGCGCACCACCCCGAGCACTGGGAGAACGGCATTCTGGATATGTCGCTATTGGACCTGATCGAAATGTTCGCCGACTGGAAAGCGGCGACCGAACGTATGAAGGACGGCGGCGACCTCGGGCGATCGCTCCTGCTCAATAAGGATCGCTTCGGAATCGATGATCAGCTCTACTACGTCCTGGTTAATACCGCGATGGAAATGAAGTGGATCAAGGAACGCCCGGCCTTAACGAACACTCACACTAGACCACCAAAAAATGACTGACGAAGAGAAGATCCGAGAGGACGTCAAAGCGCTCGCTGTAATCGTTGGGAAGCTTAACGAAAGGGTCGGCGGCATCTTTGAAGCGCTGCAAATTGTTCGCCAGATCTCGGACCTGCAAGATCAGCGACTGGCAAACCTGGAAAACTTTATGCAAATCGCCGAGCTAGCGAGAAAGGCTTCAGAATGACTATTGCAATCGCAGGCGAAAACTTAGATACCCAGCGGGCCCAGGATTTGGCCATGAATCTGATGCTGGTGATCAAGGCTCATTACGAGCAGGGGCCCATGGAAAGAGCACGGGTGCTCGAGGTCTTAAATGCCTTGGCTTTGTGCACTGCCATCACGGTTCACGGCACTGACGTCGACAGCCAATTTGCCACCGATATCTTCGCTTCCGCCTTCTCTATGAACCTCGAGCTTTACCGGGACAACTTCCCCAACCCCGAGCACACCAACTGATGGCAGTTGTCAGCTCGGATTGGCCGGGGCCGTGCTCGGCGCGGCGGCATGCGGCGGCACAAACGTGAGGCCTTTAATGATGCCGTCCAGTACCGTCTTAGCGCCGGTCGTGGCGTCGGTCGCGATTGTAACCGCGGGACCAATAGTTGGGATCAGGCCCGTGACTACGCCTGCGGTTTGTTCAAACTTTTGAATAGAACTCAGCACGTTGTCTGCGTCTTCGAGGAGTTGGGCGAATGTCATTTGTTTCGTTAGGGTTAGGGTTAATGTTGCCAGGGCCATTTAATTCCCGGTGAGGGTCGCGGCGTAGGGGCGGCACGTTTCTGGATCAGATTCAGTTTGCGCCGGTTAGTTTCTCCCAGATCGCGACTAACCGCGCTATTCTTACGCGTGGCCATAATATCTTGATTCAGTGCATCGATGCGCGGATTGAGTTGCTCTAGTTGCTGAGAGAGCCATGTCTGAAACCCATCTAACTGATCTTTGATCTGTTTGGTGGTTTGCTGTCCGATCTCAGCGTCCCGGTTATTCTGTTGCACCCGCGCTTCTGCTGCCGTGGTGAACGTTGCTAAATTGTTGCGTTCATCCCGGTCAAACTTGTGGATAACCTTGCCGAGAGAATCAGTTGCCATGGAGTCGCTGATCTCCGCGAGATACATTGAGGCCACCTCCTGGCGCATATCATAGATGCTGACGCCCATTTGCGCCACTCGTGAGAGCATCTGAACTTGAGCGTAAACGATGTAGGCGCACGAGATCATGGTCGCGAAACAAATAATGCAAACTGCAATCAGCAGATTACGGTAAAGCCGCCTGACTTTTTGTTCCCGATGAGTGATTTCCTGGCCAAGTGTTTCAACCGGTGACATCAGCCCGAGCCTCCTCCTCCCCTGCGTCTCAATAACAGCTCCTTGACCTCGGTTAAGGTCTTCTTCACTTCAGACAATCCGCTAACCACATCTCGGCGAAGGAAAGTCATCTCTTGATCTCTGACCACTTCCAGCTGCTTATCCTGCCGGGACAGTTGCCAGAAAATCCAGCCAATGACGCCTGCCGCAAATGCGGTGAGCCCGATCACTCCCCAGGCCAACCACCAATTAACGGGCTTGTCGTAGGTCTCGTTGGCCGCCTGCACTTGCTGGGTCAAGGTCGGCAGCTGCTGGGCGAGAAAATCCGCTAGGATTCGAGGCCACATTTACAACCGGGTAGAGTCACGCATTCATCCAGACTGAGGCAAGCGCCAATATCCGAGACAACTTTCCCAACCGCGAGTACACCAACTGATGAGTGATTGGCTAATTGAAAAGAGAATCCCCTGCAGCGGCACTTATGGAACCGGTAGGGGATGGTTTTATGCTAATGAGGAGAGAATCGTGATTTACGGGCCTGGATTGCAGCACGTCGAGCTAAGGACTAGAACATTTTTAAAGTTAGCGCTCGAGGTAGCCCAACTCCCTGGCGCGCCGAGGATTCGAATGGATCAAATCGTGGCAAGTCCGGCAGACCGCGGTCCAGTATTGCCGATCGAGTAAGAGTCGGCCCCAGCGGCCTTTGCGGTGATGGACGTCAATCGAGCGGCCCTGGTGGCAGATCTCGCACACAGGCTTTGCGGCCAGGAATGCTTTCCGATCGTAGGAGTAGATGCGCACCTGGGCCCGGCGCTTGTCACTGACCGGATTTAGTTTTGTTCGCTTCATCGACGACCTTCCTGACCTGCTCGTAATTAAGGTTAGAGATCCACTGGCGGCTGTAGCTCTCCAACTGTTTTTTACTGTAGGGACGCAGCTTGTAGAGCATCCAAAGGTTGAGTGCGGAGAGAGCAAGATTGGCGAGCGTTATATACCATAGGAAATCGGTCATGGCGTTCGGCCTGATTCAAAGCGTTCCTCCTCCTCAAGAATCGCAGTGCTCCATTGCCGAACGCGTAATGCATTCTCTTTAGCCAGCACCTCATTGCTCTTGTCAATCAGAGCTTGCATGTTGAGCTTAAAGTTTTGTTTAACCTCCGGCGGAGATTGCTCTGCCGTGAGCTTCGCATAAGCCTCAGTCAAGGTAACATCGAGCCGCCTCTGGGTTTCGTGAGTGATGAGAGGGATGATCTGCGCACTGATCTCACGGTAACGTTTAGCGCGCCGGAGTTGCGTCCACAGTGTGTAAATCATTTTCGCTTTAGAGATGAGACCGTTTGAGTGGGTTTGGCTTTTTGAGCGGCTTTGGCTTTCCTAGCGGCAGTAAAGACACTAAGGGTGCGTCTCAGTGTCCCAGTTTTCTTTTGCATGAAAAAACCCTAGCAAGTCTTTGGGTGACTTAGCTAGGGCTTTTCACGTGCCTGCGCGCTCGGGCTCGAGCCCGAGCGAGTTTGGCTTTGGCGATTCGTTCTTCCCTCGGCATGGGAATGCTCTTTTTCCAAACCCTCCATCCCTGGTCGCCCTCACTCATGATTCGAACTTTTACGCCCATGCTGCGGGCGATCTGATAGAGCGTTTCGCGCCTCTTTTTTGAAACAAAAGATTGCCCGATACGCATGGTCCAGAGCTTGACGTGCTCGTCTGATGGCGGACGGCCTCTGGTCTCGGTGATGGGTACGTTGTCCTCGATAATTAATGGCATAGCTTATTCGTCTGTAGAATGTGGCCAAGGCGATCGGATCGGTGATCCGGCCAGAACGAGAACCGATTTTAAAATCGATCCCGGTCTGGTATTTTCGTCCAGGTTGAGTAAAAGGTTGCATAAGTCGTTCCTCCCCGCAATATTTTCATAGAACAATATCCTGTGCACTGAAAATGATCAAGTATATCCCCACCACCGACCTTACCAATGCGCGGGTCTGGTACATCCTGGACGACAACCAGGGCAAGATCTATGTCCCCGCGCTCGTGCTGAGCCAGAACGGGCCCCTAGTGCGCTTGAATTGCCTTACCCGGCCATTGACACCGGAGCTGAATCTAAACAATCCAGCGGACCAGGACCGCATCGAGTGGCGCACCATGACCCGAGCCCCCGGAGATCCAAAGCATGTTCGAAGAGCCAATCAAAATGCTGAGCGCAGAACAAGCAGCTCAACTAAAGGCTTCATCTAATGGCGCGCCTGCTGCCGTCCAGGAGGACGCCACGAAGCTCGGAAGGCGCATATGGCAGTTGGCCCTCGCTGGTAACAATCGAGATCAAATCGCCGAGCGACTCAAAATTCCCGTGGAGCTGCTGGATGAAACTCTCTACGCTTATCGAATTCGGCTGGGACTTTCGATTGACCATTACCGTCTCCTCGATAACGAGAGACTCGACCGGCTCCTAGTCCGGTACTTGCCGATGGCGCTAGGCGGTCCCATTACGATCCAGAAAATCAAGGACGGCATCCCCTTTTGTGAGAGTGACTTCGACCGGCCCCTCAAAGCTGGCCAGTTTGCCCTTCAGCTCATGTCCCAGCGGACCAAAATTCTGAGCGCTTCCACCCAGCTCGAGGCAGGCTCGCCGGGATCCTTTGGAGGCAAGGACTACAGCGAACGCAACATTGTGATCTGGCTTAAAGAGGTCATGCCTTCGATCGACCGAATCACCCGCGAACTTGAAGTACCAAATGACAGCGCAATTTCTGAGCCGTGAACAGTACCCGGAACTGTATGCCGCAATCGCCAAAGCCTACGGGCCGCTCCCAGGCAAGGACTTCCACCTACCTCCTATGACCGACCAGCCGACAACCAATCGCCAGAAATCCATCACCGAAGACGATGCCATCGACTACCTAAATCTGTGCAAAAACGCCTACACCAAAGCCATCAACGAATCGCAGGGGCCCCTCCTAATCAGTCAGTACCGGTACGAAATCCGCTACTGGGAAGATTATCTGCATGTAAACTGGCCAGAAGAGAGGGCGAAACGCGAGCTTTTCGGAGGCCGGAGCGAGCCGATGACCAAGGAGCAGCTCACCGCGGCGATGGATCAGGTCTATGAACGGATGGCGAAAATCCCGGAACTGGCTGAGCCCATGATGGCCCTTGATGCCATGTCGCCTCAGTCTCGAGTAACCGCTGAGATATGGGGAGTGCTCAAAACTTTGGCCGCGATTCAGGACGAAGTCATCGTTAAGCTCCCGCCGGAAAGCACCCAATGAGCCAGCCGCAGCACCAAGGGAGCAGTCATCCAGAAGTCAAGATGACCCCCGTTAAATCGACTAACATTTCCGACATTGGTTATCACCCAGAGTCCAGCACTCTCTGGGTGAATTTTACTAACGGCACCCGCTATGTTTACAACGGCGTGACGCCCAAGGTTCACTCCGACTTCCTATCCAGTAAGAGCAAGGGCAAGTTTTTCCATTCTCAGATTCGCGGAAAGTATCAGCACAATAAGCTGAAGTAACAAATTCGTCTAAATGGCGCTAGCGCCGGTGCTTGCGCTTGCCTTGCGTGCTAGCCTGCGGTAGCTTGCGCGCCATGGACCTGCGGCCCTACCAGTCCAAAGCGGTGGGTTCCACGCTTGCGGCGTGGGAGAGCTTCGACCGTCTGTTGGGCGTGGCGGCCACTGGGGCAGGCAAAACAGTTATTGCCTCCCATATTTTACTCCAACGATTTCCGCACGGACCGTCATTATTTATTGCACATCGTAAAGAGCTTCTCACCCAGGCGATCGATAAGCTCACTCGCGTGACTCACGTCCCTATTGGACTCGAGCAGGCCGAGAAACATTCCAACGCCGGGCACAGGATCGTCGTGGCCAGCGTCGACTCGCTTCACGAAACGCGGCTCCTGAAATGGACGCCCGAACATTTTGGCTCGATCATCATTGATGAGTGCCACCGCTCAGTCTCTCAGACCTACCGCCGCGTACTGAATTATTTCTACCGGGCTAAGACGCTGGGGATCACCGCGACGCCGGATAGAACGGATCAACGATCCCTTGGCGAAATCTTCGAGCACATCGCTTTTGAGATCGGCCTGATTCCGCTGGTTCGCGATGGCTGGCTGGCCCCGATCAGAACCGAGCAGATTCCGCTCAAGATTGACCTGGGAGGCGTCGGATTGGACTCCCGAGGTGATCTGGACGCTAACCAGACTGCGGAGCGCCTGGAGCCTTACCTGGATGCCCTGGCGCTTGAATTAGCCAATAACCACATCAAGCGAAAGACTCTCGTTTTCCTACCATTGGTTAAGCTGAGCCAAAGCTTCGCCGAAGCCGCCCAGGCCGTGGGGCTGGCCGCCGAGCATATCGATGGCGAGAGTAAGGACCGAGAAGAGATTTTAGCAAGATTTCGCGAAGGGGAAACACGGGTGTTGTCGTGTGCTGCCCTCCTAAGCGAAGGCTACGATGAGCCCTCGATCGACTGCGTGGTAATGATGAGGCCGACTCAAAGCCGGTCCTTTTATTACCAATGCGTCGGCAGAGGGTTTCGGACTTGCGAAGGCAAGACCGACTTGCTGGTCTTAGATCCGTTTTGGCTCTCGAGTGAGCATTCACTGGTCAAGCCAGCAAGCCTCGTAGCGGAGACTGACGCTGAAGCCGAACAGATTGCGGCACTCTTGGAAGAGGAGCCGGACCTGCTCAGGGCTATGGATCAAGCCAAAGCTATCAACCTTGCTTTGGTCCAACAAAAGGCACGCGAACTGGCCAAAGTTTTGGACGCGACCTCCAAGCGTGAACGCACGGTCTTCGATCCGCTTGAAATCGCGGGTGTACTTGGCAATGAAAAGCTCGCCGATTTCATCCCGGTCATGCATTGGCACACTGAATCAGTCACTACAAAACAGGCTGAGCTTCTGGTCAAGCTCGGCGTCAACCCTGATGGCGTCATGAACCGCGGGCACGCACATGTGATTCTCAAAGACCTCTTGAAGCGTACCAAGAAGAATTTGGCGACCTTCCGGCAACTGCGCTATCTGATTAAGTACCATCACCCTAGCCCGCACATGGCCACGGTTAAGGAGGCTAGCGAATTCCTAGATAAAATCTGGCGCAAAGGGCGTCGAGGTCAGCAGTTGTCGCTTGTATAAATTTTTTACTTCAATTATTGTCTGGACATGACCACGACGAAGCACGGCGGGCAGCGACGCGGAAGCGGTAGGCCGCGGATCCCAGGCATGGTGCAGATGACGATCAGTGTTCCGCGATGGGTTCGCGATGGCATCAGAGAAGCCACTGGAAAGAGGAAGGGCTTAGGGAGTGGCTCGGTGATCGCCGACCTCTATTCATGCCATCAGCTTCACCGGGGACCATTCTATAACCGGCGGAGCTTTCTCGAATCAATGGAAACATTGGGATCATCGGGATGCGAGGATCCAGTTTTGGAAGCCCTCCAGCGAGCTGCTGCGCGCCAACGACGTTGTTCCTAAAATTTTCGCTGTGAGACAGAGCGAATCCAAGCTATCGGCTAGGAAAAACCGCTGCCACTCTTTGGCTAGCTCCACTTACCTATGGGCGGCAGCGGTTGTCTCCAGATTATTCAAGGGGCGGGGCCTTCGTTTGCCAGCCATTGCTCAAATCAAAAGCGGCGGGGGTCTCGTCCCTTGAGTAGTCAATCAAATACGTGAAACCAAAGCAAGAACGGCGCGAACTGCAGAAACTTTACGCGCTCATTCCGCATTTCAAATGTCGCGAGGGCTGCACCGATTGTTGCGGGCCGGTACCGGCAACCAGGGAAGAGAAACGCATCGCGCCGGAGCTGGCCAAGACCGCGGACACGGTCACTAACCTCGTCGATGCAAACATCAAAGCTTGGTGCGCGATGTGCCCTTATGCCCGGCCAGGGCACGGGTGCGCGATCTACGAGGATCGGCCCTTCATCTGCCGCCTCTTTGGTGCGAGCGAGCACCCCATGCTTAAGTGCCATCACGGGTACCATGCGGAGAAGCAATTCACGGTCGAACAGACCGCGCAACTAGTGAGCCGCTACATGAAGCTCTACACCCAGGAAGAGCACCTCGAGCACCAGCAAATGGTCGCGGCCTGGAAGAAAAAATACGCACTCGAGCCGGACTATCAGACCGACCAAAACTACGACTGCTTTGCCTCGCTTTACGTCTAAGACTGGTATGAAAGCATTGATTCTGTTTCTACTGGTTGCGACGTCGTCCTTAAGTGCTCGCGCCGATGATGATGACCGCTACTCGGGCTATCGCAGCAACTACCATTACCACCACCACCGCCATGGCTACTACGTCTACCGGCGGCACTGGGACGAGGAGCAGGCCGCGTGGGTGCGAGTGCGTATCTGGATTCCTTACGACGAATAAATGATTCACTACCGCCAGCACCGGCCAGCGTTTTTCGAGGGCTTTGAAAACCTGGAAGGCGACGTGCCAGATGTCGACCGGCTCCTGGAGATCGAGTTCATCAAGAATTTCAGCACGCTCCCAAACTTTCACCGCTTTTCTGTCGGCAGCACTGTCCAGACTCCGAAAGGCTTAATGAACACTTTGATGGCAGAATACCGCGAAGGCTATGAGTGGTGGGTGGTGGCTTATTTGTGGCCGCATGATGAACTAGAACCTCTTCCCAAATGGGAGGCAAAGTATAAGGATAAAGAACATGGCAACTGACCAAACCACCGGTGAAGAATTACAAGATCTCGACAAATATCCTGCCGCCTTTCAACAGTGGGTCGGCAGGAAGGTGAGCATCACCGAAATAGCCAAGCTCGCAGCACAGTGCCATGCCACTGCCGAATCCTTTGACGCAAAGCTGCGCGTCTGCAGAGCGCTCGCGCTGCTTTTTGAATCTTGGAATCTTTGGGTCAAAGGCGTAAGCTCACCAGCTGATGAACAAAGCTAAGGTAGGCAGTGGCGAGCTGACTCCCTTCAAAAAAGGGTCCACCGGCTCAGAATCAATTGGCGGCTCGACTAACAAAGAGCACGAAGGCCGCGAGAACCTCACCCGGCATGTCTTTATGGACAAGGCCTCGCGCAACGTGACCGAACTCGACCCCTTCAAGACCGGACCTATGGGGCCCGGCATCAACACCGGCAATCCAACGGTGCCAAAGTTTCGCGAGCGCGATTCGTCCGGCATTCCGATGGAAGGCTACAAGCCATTCAGCGATAAGGAGCTTTAAAATGGCCAACCAAGGTGATTGGGGAGGCGGTGGGCGTTCGAATATTCCAGGCACGGTGAAGCGGACCAGGAACGTCACGCGTAACACCACTAGCACCGTCAGCGGCCCTTCGTTTGAAAGCTCGGAGGAAGCACCGGCGCTCAAAGACTATCCTCTCCCACAGTATGACCGCGAGCCCTTCGATCCTGAATTCAAGAATGTGCGAGCTAGAGGCAACGACAAGGTTCGAGGCAGCCGATGACTAGATGAGAATCGTCGATGCGGTCGTTCCTCATGGCGGCTGGCATTATCGCCAGAGACTCGTTTCAAGCCCGCAGCGACCGCAGTTCCAGCACATCCTTGGGGTAAACTACTCAGACCTGCTGGATAAAGTACTCAAGTTCCGGCTCAACAATTTAGAGATGGTCCCGAGCGGGACCGCCACCGGTGACATCGTCGCCGCGGATGTCACCTATTACATCTGCGGCCACTGGCCCCATAACTGCACCGGATCCAAAGCGGAGCTGGCCGCCATCGCATCCGGTAAAAGGCCGCCGGGCCCGCGCCCAGACTACCGCCGACCGCTCACCAGGATCGAAGACTGGTTGACCATGCTGCAGGAAAAAACCGTCAGCTGGGTCGATCAGATGACTGCGATCCAGCGCGCAAAAATCTGTATCGCCTGTCCGATGAATCAGAGCTGGCGCACCGGCTGCGGCCCTTGCAATGACAATGCCGTCCGGCGCTCGGCGTTAGCCCGAGGATCCCATCAGACCGGCTTAGAATCTAAGCTCAAGTCCTGCGTCACCTATGGAACATTGCTCGAGCTTTCAGTATGGCTCGAGAACGATTACAGCGCTCCTCGCCGTCGCGTTCCAACGGAGTGCTGGAAGCTTCCGCGTTAGGGCGTGCTTGCATTCGCAAAGCTCTGACGGCATCATCGCTGTTGGAGCTAGCCTGTGGCGCAGGATTCGTATACCCCAAAAGCTGCCTATACGGCAGGGATTGGCCAATTCTCAAATCCCGAGCTGGACGAGCGCGGAAGGCCAAAAAATAAGCCGATCAATTCGGCTATGCAGGCCTACGCCCTGTACCTGCGCTTTAAGAAACAGAACCGGGCCAGAGCAAACCGGAACCGGCAGATCCAGGATGTCTACAATGGCCGCCCGCCTTATGATCAGAAGGAGTTAGAAGATCAGTCTCAGGGCTGGCGCTCGAATGTTTCCACGCTGTTTTTAAGCTCAATCGTCGACCGGGTAACACCGCGCTTCTGCCAAGCGATTCACGACGTCAAGTACCTGACTCCTTCCGAGTTGCCGGACAGTTACGATGACTACGCCAACAAGAGTGAACTCTTCCAGGCCAAGACCACTGAACTGATCCGCAAGTGGCCAAGCTGGACCGATTTCGTGCAGCGCGTCGCCGGAGAAAATGTACTGCACGGCTATGTGGCCGCCTATAACATCGACGAACACAACTGGCGTCCCAGGACATGGCGGCAGGAAGAAACCTACTTCGACGAACAGTGCCCGCAAGATGTTCACCGACTGGACTGTTTTGTTGTGGAGCAGGACTTCTACATCCACGAACTCGTTAGCCTGCTCGAGGAAGAGGAAACAACCGAAAAAGCAGGGTTCGACGTCGAGAACGTCAAGAAGGCAATCGAGTACGCGATGCCCCCGCGGGAAGACTTACCCAGCGATCCGCGGCAGCTCTCCGACATGGCCCGCGAGGGCTCGCTTTACTTCAGCTGGCACCGAGCTAGCAAGATGATCCAAACGGTACACGTTTTCGTTAGGAATTACACGGGGGGAATTGATCATTGGTGGGTAAATCGCAACTCGAGCATGGTCCAGCGCGAAGCCGCACCGCAGTCTAACGACGGCGACACCGGCGGCGGTGAAGAGCTTTTCTACGGCGAGGATGTGGCGGAGCTGATGGAGGACGTCATCACGCTCTTTAGTTTCCAGGCGGGCAATGACCGGCTCTTCGGTAGCCGTGGACTTGGGCGCATGCTGGTCAACATGGCAATCTCAGTTGAGCGCGAACGCAATTTGTACTTCGATCAGCAGTACATTGCCGGGCTCCTAATCGGCACCGCCGAAGAGAAAGACATTCCCTTTTTGCAGCCTCGGGTGATGTCACCATTTTTGATCCTGCCCAAGGGTTTCGAACTGATGGCCCAACAGCTCCAGTTCAACCCCGAGACCTTCAGCGGCCTCGACACCAAGCTCACCGGCATCTGCGAAATCATTGCCGGAACCTTCATTCCAGAGCAGATCCAAGCGAACGGTCAGAGCCAGCAAACTGCGACCGAGGCTACTATCGATGCGACTCGCGAAGAAGAGATTCGCCAGGGAATTCTCAACCGTTGGTGGACTCAATTCACGCATCTGATTATCCAGATGCAACGCCGGATTTACTCACCGCTCAACATCAAAGCCGCGCTGGCCTTTGTGGAAGCCCGCGATCAGGCCGCCTCGGCGGGCATAAAAATGGTCACCGAAACGATCATGGAGAAACTGCTCAAGATCGATCCGGCAGCCGATGAGAGTTATACGACGCCCCCAGAGCTTGGACGCGCTGACGGCGATGCGGTTGAGATCATTGTGTCACTTCTGGACGCTGGCCTTGCGGCTGAAGAAATCCTGATTTTGGCCTACGCGCCCGCGGCTGAATACAACACGAACGTCGGCGCGGTCGAAGACAATAAGATGCTCCAGTTCGGCATGACCGTGCAGGGCAACCCATATTGGGACCAGGGTAAATTGAACTTTGAATGCGGTGCAGCTCAGATCGGCTATCGGCGAGCCAAAGACCTGTTTGTCGGTGATCCCTCGATGACCACAAATCTGGAGCAGCAGCGCCAGCAGTACTCGGAATGGACTGACATGACCCAAGGTCAAGCCATGCCGGTGAGCGATCGTGACGATCATGTCCAGCATTTAACGGCGCTCACCCAGAAGGTCCAGTCATCGCTCAATACGATGCGCGAAATGCCGCCCGAAGTGATCCCAGAGCAGGATCTCTCGTGCATGCAGTTGGGACTAATGCATGGCGACGCGCACGTCCAGGCTGAGAACAAAAAGTCGACCGCGGCCACTGCCGGAGGCCGGGCCAAACGCACTAAAGAATTGCAGCCCTTGCAGCAACAGCTCACCCAAGCCGGACAAGTCTTCAGCCAGCTTCTGGAAGCCCGCTCCAAAGCCCAGGCCATGGCCGCAGCCGCGGGTAATGGCGCTATGCCGCCTTCTCATACCGGCCCGGCTGCCGCGATGCCACCCCAGCCGCCAAACGCACGCCGCGGCATTGGAGGCATTCCCCAACTGCCGCCCCCTCAACCTAACCCTGCCGCTAACACAGGAGTTCCACAGTGATCAATTGGACCAATCACGACCGCCACGCTTTAGACGAATGGCTCAGCACTGACCTGGGCCGCAAATTTCTCTCCTACCTCGAACAAGAAAAGCCACCCTTTCCTGAAGAGACTGATCTGACCGCTTTCGCCCTGGCCGGAGCTATCATGAAAGGCTATTCGATGCTGTTAGAAAAAATCACCGGCGCACGAAAAATCTTGGTGCCCCCAGTTCCGCCGGTCCAGTTCATCGACACCTCCGATAATCCAGTGCTCCAGGAGAAGGAGTAATTATGGCAGAGGTTAGTGGAGTCACTTCAAGTGGGATCCCGCGCACGGTCGATCCCAAGTTCAGCATCACTACTCGCGATCAAGCCCTCGATCTGGAGAAGGCCTTCGATAAAGCTTTCGGCTCTATTGGGGAAGAGCCCAAACCGGCGACTGAGCCGGAGCCTAAGCCGATCGAAACTGAGCCGGTAGAGACGCCTCCAGTCGAAACCCCAAAACCGGAGGAGACGCCCCCAGAGCCAACGCCTGAAAAAAAAGAGACGCCCCGAACTGAAGGGACGCCTCCGGCTGCTGCTGCTCCTGCTACCCATCCCGATGACGAAGTGGATGAGGAGCTTGATAAGCTACGACTTCATGAGGATTCGCGGCCCGAGACTGTCACGGTCTTTAAGCAGATCCGCGGGATGCTTAAAACCGAGCGCAAGCTGGCTAAGGAGTTGCGAGAGCGAGTCGAAAAAGCCGAGACTGAATTGACGACCGCACGCTCCACAGTGCGTCCGGTGAACGACCCGGAGGTGCAAAAGGAACTCGAGACTTTGCGCTCCTTCCGCACTAAGCATCAGGTCTTTGATGATAGCGGCTACCAAATGCAATACGAGCAGCCGGTGCGTACCCTTTTTGATGAGGTCGTAGCGGATGTTAAGAAGCTCGCGCCCGATCAGGCCCAGGCCGCAGAATGGGAAAAGCAAATGCGCGCTGTCGGTCCTGACCGGCTGGACCGCAATTACTGGAACGAAGGAGTCATTAATCAGTGCGCGGATCCCATCAATAAAGAGCGCTTAGTGCGCAAGATTTCGCTGCTGCTGGACGCTCAGGATAAGCGAAACGACTTCCGCCAAAAGATGGCCACCGAGCCGGAAGCGTTTGAACAATTCCGCACTCAGCAGGCTTCTGACTATTGGGGCACTTTCACTTCTGAGGCCGAAGACGAAGCCAAAAAGATCATTCCCACTCTGGGCGATTGGGCTAGCCCTCGGGACATCGCTCTCGCGAAAACGGCTCAGGAACGAACCGCAGCCGAAGCCCATAACAAGGTCTACAAAGAGTTCGAAGACGTTTTCCAAAAAGCCCTTACTGACGCGGCAACCCAAGGCCCAAGAGGGATGACTCGAGTCGCGGTCCAGGCCGTCCTAGCCGAGAAATACAAACGCGAAAACGAGACTCTCTCTACCCAGCTAAAGAAAGCGCAGGCCGAGCTGAGAGTTGCTCAGGACGAACTCAATAAGATTGCCGGTGCGCGCTCTACGGTCAACAAGTCCAGCGGTGCATCCGCAGCCGTTAAGAGCGGATCCGAGAAACCAAAGGCCAAATTAGGCCAGTCAGTAGAAGAAGCATTTGCCCAGCATAACTGGACTAGGACGTCGTGATCTCCGATCTAGTCGAGCAGCGCTTCTCGATGGAGTATCGGAAGCCGCACTATCCGGTGACCATCCTCGTGCCTTATCTGGACGGGATCCGCGGGCCCGTGGTCGCCACGTTGCTTTCCTACGCCAAACAATACGATGTTGGGTTTGAGTTAGTCGGTAACACTCTGCTAGCATCAGCGCGCAATGAACTGGCGGATCGCTTTCTTAAAAGCAAAGCCGAGTGGAGCTTCTGGCTCGATAGTGATGTCTTCATCCCCTTCGGAAATGCCGCCGCCTATAACGCCTATAGCGGGACCACCAAGGGCAAAGATTTTGCAAAGTATAGTACCCTCGATCGGTTGCTTAGCCATAATCTGCCTTTTGTTGGTGGAGTGTACCCTGGTCGTTTTAAGGGCGCTCCGTTGACCATCCAGCCTGATCTCGCACCCAGGAACAGTACTGATCGTAGAGTCTGCGAAGACTTACGCCTGGGCCAAAGTGCTGGAGGCATTTATGCGGTCGACTGGCTGGCCGCTGGGCTGATGTTGGTGCACAGACGGGTGTTTGAGCGCATCATGAAAGCCAAGCCTTGGAAGCCGCCTTTCCCCAGCGCCTTCTATCCCTTCTTTATCAACTCTGGCCCCAAGGGCGAGGATGTTTATTTCTGCGAGCTAGCGCGCTCGGTCGGCATCCAGCCCCACCTTGACACTGACGTCCGCGCCGGTCATATCGGGCTAGGAATTTGGACTTGCGAAGATAGCGAACCGGCGAAATAAGAGGAGGAAATAATTATGGCTGCTCCTCTAAGCCTTTTGAGCCCTACTTCGCCCTTGCCGCTCGGCGGGAAATTCATTTCCTACGCTCAGAATTTTGAGGACGTCATTCTGTGGCGCGTGCTTAAAAACGTAGAGCGTGGCTTTTATGTTGATGTCGGCGCTGGCGACCCTTTCGAAGACTCGGTCACTTATGCCTTCTATCAACGGGGCAATTGGCGAGGGATCAACATCGAGCCGGGCAGTGAGAAGTTCAGACTTTTAGTCGAGCACCGGCCCGATGACGTCAATCTGCAGACTGCGTGCGGACCGCAGATCGGCATGGCTCGATTCTACTTCTATCCTCGGGGCGTCGGCATCGTTGCCAATAAGCTCGAGGTGCGGGAAATCTTCGAGCATCACGGGCACACGGGCTTCCAACTAGCGACCAGCCAGACGACGCTAAATCACATCCTGAAAGAGTTTTCCCAGCCGGAGATTCATTTCCTCAAAATTGACGTGGAAGGCTACGAAAAAGAGGTGCTCGAAGGCCTGGACCTCTGCAAGTACCGGCCCTGGATCCTGATAATAGAAGCGACCCGGCCCTGCACGCAGATCAGAACCGACCATCAGTGGATCAACAGAGTCAGAGACCAGAGCTATCGCTACGCCTATTTCGACGGCCTGAATTGTTTCTACGTTTCAGAAGAGCACGCCGATTTGATAGAAACTCTCAGCGTACCGCCCAACGTCTTTGATAATTTCAGAAAGTTTTAGCTAAAAAATCTGCGGAAACGCATTTCCGTAGGTCGACTGAGGCCACTGCAGCGTGATCGTTGCGTGAGGATTGCGAGCGCTCCATTCGTCATCCAGTAGCTGCACGGCCATTTGCAGTTGGTCCTGGGCAATCGTGACCGGCGCGGTCGGTTGGAAGGGAGAGCCGGTCGTCCCTGATCCGCCGGTGCGCATGGTCGCGATCGCCGTCATCGCTAGAATCACCGCTTCCCGGCTCCGGCAATGAATCGGATCAGTCAAATTCTCGAACCGGGCCCAGTTTTTCTTGTAGCGCAGGCGCACGCGTTTACACATCGTTCCCACCCGAAAGATTCGATACATGGGTTCGGTGTCCTGGGGCCAATACATTGAAATAAATTCGACTTGTCCCGGTGGATAGGTCGGATTTTGGCCTGGAATTTGCGGGGCCAGAGCGTTGGCTGCGAACAGGTTGATGAATCCGTAGGTCGGATCTTTTGAGACACGCTCGACTCGAGTAAAAACGTAGGGAGCCGGTTTGAATCTATTGAAACACGGGATTGAGACGCCCCATTGGCCGCTCGAATTGACTACCGGCAGATCGCCGTTGAAGCCGTACACGGTGACCATAGCGCCGTTGTCCTGGGCCAGCTCCGGCATCGCGCAGAGCTGACAGGGGCCTTTAAGCCGGAAGGCGATCGGAGTCGACCCTACCTCTTCCCAGCCTTTGCCCAGCCGGTTGGTACCATTGACCGTATTCTCGCCGCAGAAGCCCGTGCCGTAAGGGCCATAAGGCGTGTAGCCAGGACGCGGCTGTTGAGCCAACTGCGGCCATGCCACCCAGTTTTCTGGATCCTGCTTCAAGTCTCCGAACTCGCCGCCGCCCGCATAAGAAAATTCGAACCAAGGCGACTTATACGAGCCAATGGTCCGATTGATGTTGATCGCCAAAATCGTGTCGACGTACCGCGGAAGGGTCACGTAATAGTCGCTATCGGCTCTGAGAGTAACTACTCCCATTAATCCATCCCAATACTGACACTTGTTGTACAGCACCTCCATGGTCGAAGTGATTCGGTCCATGATTCGCTGCTTACCGATAAATCCAAAGATCCGGCAGGCCTCATCATAAATGTCGGCCACGATAACTTCGTCACGCTGGCCGATGGTGAGGTTGAGGGAGCTGGCGACCTCGCTAGCAGCAGCAGCTGCGCTGTACTGATTCCTTGCGGCCTGCTCTTCATTAAGATAGGTAATCGCTTGCTGCTCAGCTTGCGTAGCAAGGTCATAGTGCACTTCGTCGTAGTACTTAATGGCTTGACACTGCAGAATGACCGCTTGCGCACTATTGAGCGGGATTACATCGAGTAATGACGCGATTTTGATTGTTTTACGCCGTGCCAGCATGCGGACCGACACGGCGCGTTGACTCAGCTTTATGCAAGAAAACTCCGGCAGAGTAACGTTTGGATAATAGTGGGCCAGGACGTAATTGCCAGCACTGAGCGTCACAGTGCCAATTGTGGGCGGTTTTACCACCTCGACCACTCCATATGCGTTGGCCGTGCTCGGCGTCGGCGTGGTGCCGCTGGGCGCGATTGGCAGGTCAATTATGTAGTCAGTCCGGCTCCGGCCCCGCACCGTCATGTGCAGGTTTAAATTGACGTCCGCCTCAGAATCGCTCGACGCCGTTAAAAGAGCACCGCCTCGAGGCCACCGGCGCTGGATCGGGCTCGTCAGGCGGTCCTGCCATTGCCAACCGGCCTCGATGTCATTCGAGCCGGGCCCGTTCATCGTGAATTCGTACAGGCTCGAATGGCTGAAAGCCGGATTGCCGTTCAGGTTGACCTTGATCGGTTTTTCAATCTGATAGGGGAGGAAAACGTAGTAATCCTGCTGGGTCGGCAAGTCCACATAGACCTGCAGTGGATCAAAGGTGACGCTGGTGGCGCAGGCCTTGCGTGCCAGCGTTTCTACCGCTCGAGTCAAGACGCTGAAAAGATAAGGCTGGTCACAGCGCCCAGTGACCTGTTGCACTTCGCCGATGATGTCTTGAACAACGATCACTTCGCTTCTTTCTTGGCAGCCTTGGCTTTGTCCTCCTCATCGTACTTTTTAAACGCCTCGTCGACCTGCTCGCGGCTGGACTTTTTCTGCTTCACTTCCTTGCCTTTTTCGTGCGGCTCAAAGTGGTGCACGTCCAAGTCGTAAGAATGCTCCTCCTTGCCGCCGCGGTCTTCGGTCGAATGGCTGCGGCACTTGCCTTTGATGTGTCCCTCAAACTCTTTGCCGCCCTCCATGCCGTCTATCGACTTGGGCAGCCCGCGAAGAAACAGGCTCGGCGCGATCTCGCTATCTTTGTCGCTCCCTTCCGGCCCCATTAAGGCCTTATCAAGTGATTCTCTTTTGCGTGTGACTTTCATGCGATGCGACTGGTGTCAGTGCCTCCAGGGATAATTGTACTCGCTAGCTGGGCTAGCGCGCTATTGCGATTTAGCCAGCCCTGTAGAAATTTTGGCCGGTTCAGTGCCCGGTAAAAAGCATTGCCTTTCTCGATCGTGGCCAGCGCCAAGCCCAGCGCATCTGTGGCCTTGATTGCCGCCATCGTTTTTGGTCCGATGATGCCGTCCGCGGTAACACCCAGGGCTTGTTGAATCAGCTTGGCCGCTCGCGATTTGCCGGTGTTGACGCAGTAGTTGAAATAGACCTGCCTTAAGGGCTCGGGAAAGTTTCCGGCTCCCTCGCTAGTCCACTCGGTCCAATAGATGTACTTGGCCTGCGACTCTGTCAGATTACGGATGTTAACATCGGGATGGGATCTTTGATCTATCCCATACTTGGTGGCTCCGCCGGGATCATCGGGATCGTCTTCATAGTCCACTCCCTCCCATTCTTTCAAGAACTCGAAGAACGCATTAAAATCGGACGTATAGTTAGGTGCAACGCTCATCGTTCATCCTTTTATATCCTTCTGAGGAGATGGTCTTTGTAAAACTGCAGGAGGAGAGAAAAGCCGCCTCGATCCCGCGATTAGCACAATCCCGCCAACTACCAAAATCTCATCCAGACTGCTACTCAAACCCGCATCACGCCCATAACGCCAGGAATCGTAAACCCCGATTCCCAATGCTAACATTCCTGCTAAGGGCTCCCGCCACCAATGGCGCAATTGCGCCCGAGCTGCTTCAATAGGAAGAATCTTTTCAGCTCCATTGCTCTCTATTGCCTCTATAACTGCCTGTAGCTTTTCTGCTTTTTCTGGATCGTCACTTCCCTGCTCTTCGGCCATTTACTTTTTCTTTCTGAATCCTCCTTTGGGCTTTTTGGCGATGTTATGAAGATCACGCGCCGGAATATCTTGCGCGATTCGGCCAGCGGCAGTTTTGCTTGTTTTGCCGCTCTCCTGCATCCCGCGAGCGGTTCCAAATAGTCGTTGTTGGGCTGGCGTAATTTTATGGCCCCGAATCGTCCCTTTCGGTTTTCCTGGCATATTAATCAGTTCCTTTATCAGTTTGTTTGTAACTAGGGCCTTTTTCCCTGTCGTATACACTAATCCCATGGTCGTAGGCCTGGATGGCTTTGCCCAAACGCATTGCGGCATCCTCCAGGTGTCGATAGGTTAAGGTGATGTTGGCGTGAATTTCATCGTGCTGGCCTGGGTAGAGTTCCTGGATTTTAAAAACCGGCGCTTGATGCATTTGCTTAACCGACTCAGCTATAGCTTTGATAGCTGTGCGTTGGTCCTTGCATGCTCCATCGAAGGTGTCGATGGGCTCTCCTTCTTGGCTCACTTCAATTGGTCCTTTATTCGAATGCGAGTTTAATGATCGAACCCAGCTTCTCTTTAAGCTTGGTTTTCTCGGTAGAGGCACCTCGAGTCAATCCCAACAGGTAAACCTGCACGACGGCACCAAGGATCTTTTTGTCGAAGGGCACCGTGTTCGCGTCGATCGAGAAAATCTCCGCGTCATTGTTTGAATAAAGTCGAACAATTCCCTCGCTCCTTGTGGCGTAGCAATTGCCGTCTAACTCAAGTCGGTCGCCAGTGCGCTCAGTTAGCTCGCCGTCTTTGTTGAGTTCTTCGATTCGGTTCATTTGTCGTTAGATTCCTTTTTAAAAGCCAGTATCGACATCGTAGTCAAAAAGCACCGGAGTCGAGAGAGGAAACGTAACGCCTGGGCCGGACAAGTCGCCAATCGTTTTGGGGTATCCGGTCGGAGCAGTTGTACCAACTAGTCCGACCGCATCGACGTAAACCTCATTCTGCGTCGTACCATACCAGATTCGAGCAACTGGATTTGCTGTGGCTAACTCCCGCTCGAAACAGACATTGCTTCGAATAGCGCTAGAACCTTGGACGCATTGCCCCTTTGCGACTGCTAGGTTGTAGTTCCCAGTTATAGCTTGATAACCATAAGGTATTGATTTTTGATAGTAGCGCTTACATGCGAAGAGGTTGTCGTTAAAGCTCAAATCCATCGGGGTGGAACAGGCGTTTCCCGGCTCGTGTTGAACGAAAGCGATAAAGAGCTGTGCACCGACAGGTTTTGTTAGGAAATTATCAAGTCCGGGGGCCGTGATGAAATTGCCGGACTGCCAGACTCCCGCCGATGGAGCAATCCAGGTAGAGCCTGAGCAAAGGGTCAGAATTAAACTATATGCGAGAACACCGGGCGCGAAGCTTCCATAACTTCCAGCACTTGGAAATTTAGGCAGATTGGGAAGCTGAATTAAGGTCCATACTTCCGGCGTCGGAATGGTGCACAATAAAGGCAGACTTTGAGTCACACCTCCATCACGGATACTGAGTCCAAAACGCAAACCACCGACCACATTGGTAAAGGCCAGAATAGAAAAAGAGTGGACGTCAGCCGACATTTCGCGAAAGAGTGGAGCTTCGATTTGTGACGTAATGGCGAAAAGATCTCCGGCTCCGACTGCCAAGCTCTGCTGGCTATTGAGCGTAAGGCTAATCATCCCAGTGCTGATCCGATAGTTGATTCCTGGGATATTGGCTGGTCCCGGTGTCGGCGATGCTTGACCAGTGCGTCCACAAGCAACCGCAGCGTTGATGCCATTAGTTCTGCTGATGAACCAACGATCACAAATCCTAGTTAACCCTGCTGCTGGCACAATGAAGGGGGTATTGGTCACCGGAAATTGGTTAACCTCGAAATTTGGATTGCCAGCAGCATTAAACGAGCGAAGTCTGACCGCCCAGATCGTGGGCTGCACCGCGGGAGACAAACTCTGACAAGCATTTGTGCCGTCAACAAAATCGCCGGTGCTCCCGGAAAGCTGATTAAGCAACCCACCAGCTACCGTCCCAGCTGGCGCAATGGTATCACTGCCTCCCGGCAAATGGGTCGCAGCATGAGGGGAAGGGGCAAATCCCGTGGGGATTCCGGTAATGCCGGTCCAGGGCACTTGCTGGGCAAGGACTGCTTGAGGTACTACTGCTCCCGAAGTAAGCCCCTCGGCTATGACCGCTTTGTCAACAATGCCGTAAACGCCGTTGGTCGCATACTGGCTTGAAAGCATGTCGCCGCCGCCAGGGCCAGTGCCTCCGCCGGTGGCACCGATAGTGATTGTAGTTGGGCTCTCTTGAATCGTTATTCCGCTCCCCTGTAAAAGAGTCTTTAAGGGCCAATAGACGCCTGCTTGTCCGATGCTCATAGGGTTTGCCTCCCGGTTAAGTAAAACGAGACCCCGGCAGTGAAATAAGCCGCAGTCCCTGCCGGTGTATCAAGCACCAATCGCCATGTTAGGGAATTAGCCGCTGCCGCCCAGACCCGAGTCATCGCGCCGGAAAGAAGGATGAGGGCTATGAAAGAGTTTTGCGGGACCAAGGCCGAGAGCTGGGTGGATTGGGTGACCTGCACCCAACCAGGAATCGTGGGGTCGTAGATATCGACGTGGACCCAACCGGCTGGAGGAAAGTTTTGGTTTGCGTCATAGATGTAGGGCATCATCAGCGTGTACACCCCCGGAGCAGGATTCTGGACAATGCCCTGGCAGATTACCGATCCCGCAGTGAAGGAGGCATCGACATTCGCTGGCTGCTCGGAGCGGAAAAGGAGGACGCCCGGTAAATTATGGAGCGCTACATCACCTCCATAGTACTGCAAAGCGTTGCCTGAACCTTGTGGCATCAGACCCGCACCCAAGGGAGTTGCTAATCCTAACGGATCGCTCCCCCCCGGCAGGTGTGTGCCTGCGTGCGGGCTGGGAGGAAAGGTTGCTGGCAGGTCAAGGATGTTATTCCAATCAACAGCATTGGCGGTATTCGCGACTATGGCATGATCTACTACTCCCGGCTGACCGTTGGTCGCGTAGGTAGATTTTAACATGTAGTTAGTTGCGTCCGCGGTCGGCTGCATGATCACCAGCGGTAAACAAGTTTGATCCTGGTAATCGCTAGGAAGAGGCACCTCGATGACATCGCCTCGAATAAGTTGAGTGGCCATAGGCTAGCTAGCTAGTTGAGCTTGTGCGTTTTGACTGGCAGCGGCAGCGATAGCAGTTCCCGGTAAGGGCGGGGGAATCTCGTGGGCTTGAGACAAGGTCAAATCAGAGCTTGGGATCACGTCCAATTCCCCGCGAGCGATGGTTTGACTTAAGACAGTTGAGCGCGTCCGATACTTAAGATCAAAAGCGTAGCGGCCCGGCGGCACGTTCATGGTGTACTGGCCTAGCCAGATTAGCGCCGTCCAGCCGCAAAGCCCGTGCTGCTCGTTCCAGATCACCTGTCCCAGAATGTTGGGGTCGGTCGGATCCAGACTCGCTTTGACTGTGAAAACGAAGGTCCAATTCGTGATGTCTGGCACCATGGGACACTCACAGAAAAGGGCGATGAAGTAAGCTAAGCAATCGCCCTGCACGACTTCCCAGCGCATGTTCTCGCGGAAGTCGCCCATCCAAAAAGGCCGCAC